TTGGTACACCATATCCACCGTTAACAATTACCCTACCAGCAACTACACCATAATCAGCACAAAACCTCGTATAAACGTCTTCTTGTCTTAATTTTAAAGACAGCATTTCTAAAAAATCAAAATCCTGAGTGACGTTAATTCGTATACTTCTTTCTTTTTTTCCTGGTGTTGATTTTATCCTATAACTTTTGGTCATTTGTGCTTTTAAAATAAATAGTTATTTTACCCATTTTAAAAATAGGTAAGTAGTTTAGGAAATAAATAATCTTAGGAGAAATCTACGGTCGCAAGATTTTTAACATACACTCGTATGTCTTTATTATCAAAACGTATTTGATAAACCTGTGAAGGTTCTGCGTAAATATTATCGTCAATTAATCTAATCTCACGAGTTGCTTTATTGATATACGACTGTGACGTTTCTGATGTTGAATATTGTCCACCTACTAAGTTAAAAACTTGTAAATTAGATAAACTTATCACACCTGCGGTATTTTGAATTAACCTTCTTACATCAGATATGTTTACGTTTTGTCCCATATCACGATTTCCTGGTGTCATATAATTTGAAACTTGATTAATAATTTCAGTAATAACTTGACCTCTATTAACATTTGATTCCACAACCACATATATATCAAAAGCTAAGTCGATAACTTTAGCTACATCAATTTGTATGTAGTCATTTATCATTCTATATTTTGAAAGGTAAGTTGCTAAGTTTGTCTTAAGATTATTAGAAACCGTTTGTGTCAATTTACCATTTTCATCATAAGCTAAAATTTGAACGGTGATTTTATTATCTAATTCAGTAATTGCAACTTTTGCGGGTGCTCCAAATTTTCCTGGCATCGTATCAATTAATGATTTATAATCGTTTACAGTTACTGCTCTTTTTTGTGCCGCAAAATTAAATGCCACCATGTTTCTCACTTCTTCTGTTGTTGGTGGGTTTGACCCTCCAATCGCTGCAGTTACATTATTAACCGTTAAAGAATCAATTACATTTGAGTTAATTGAACTTGATGGACCATTTACCGAAAAATCAATTGTTCCTACTTGATTGATTACCCCAACACCAACATTTGACGCTAAACCACCACCTGTTCTATATTGGACAAAAATTGTTGTATTTGGTTGAACCGTTAACCCTAAACCAATGTTATTTTGGTAATTAGCCAAGTCTAAGTTTATACCTAACTTAGCAAAGTTAGCCAATTGAATATTTGGAGTTGTCGTTCCTCCTCCAAATTGAACTTTTAAAAATCCTTCGGGTGTGTATTCGGTAATGAATCTATTTTCAGTTTTAATATATTTTCCAACTTTAACACCAGCATTATCCACAGGTTTTGTTGGGTCTTCTATGAATACCGTATCTTCAGCCAATGCATCAACTTCATACCATCTATTTGTAGCCGTTACAAATTCAGTATAATCGGGAACGTTTGGATATCCAGTTCCGTCTTTTTGAATTATAGAATTAACACCTAAAACGTTTCTTTCAGGTAAAAAGAAATTAAAGAAAGGAACCACATCGGATGGGTTGATTACTCTTTTAAAAACTTTGGTTGTTCCGTTAACCACAACCTCTTGTTTTGTGATTACGTAATTAATGATTTTTTGGTTAGCATCAAAAGTAGGTACTTTAGTTCTATTAACTTCACCTTCTTGGTTATATTGATTAGTGAAGTCAATATCATAAACCGTTTCGAATGAATTTCCTCCTCCGTTAAATTGTGAACCCGCTCTTAAAATTCCTAAATATCTAAAATCTTCAGCATCACCTAATGGTGGGACTGTGATTGAAATATTAACCACGGCAACGGATGGTCTGTAACCAGGTATTTTTAAACCATAAGTTCTTGCAATATTAAAGATTGAAGACTTCTGTTGGGCATATTGTAATACAGTCTCTTGTACACTTCTATCAATATGATAATGTAAATTATCGGCAACCGCAGCATTTAAATCCATTAAAACAGAGAATACAGATGCATCATTAAAATTTTGAACGAGCTCAGGATAATACTGTTTAGTGTAATTAATTAAACCATCTCTGATTGATTCAAAATCCCTATCGGTATAGTTAATTTTATTATTAGCCATATTATATGTTAATTATAACAAATTGTCGACTACCAAATGCTCTTGCATCATTTGTATAATCAATTTTTATTTTTGCACTATATTCTGCGGTGTTTGCTCCCGGTATACGATAAATACTCGCCTGACCCAATAATTCATAGTCTAATTGACCTGAAGTTTCTCCAGCATCGGTATACGATTCTACAGTTATACTATTAATAGTAATATTTGGGATATACTTACTAATTTGTTCTTCTATTTCAGATTTAATCTCTTCAAAGGTTGCCCCATCTAATGGTTCAAAAATATATTCATACATTCGAGTACCAAAATCAGGTAAAAAATACCTAGAACCTCTCCTTGTTAATAACAAGTGAACAAGATTTGCCCTTATTTCTTCATCCGTAGTTTCAGTTAATTTTAAATAATTACCCTTTTCACTTTGTATGAATGGAAAATTTATACCATATGTTATTCCGTTAGCCATATTACATAAATATAGTGTCTCGATATTTTCAATAAATAGTTATAAAATAAAAAATCCCGACATAGTGTCGGGATTAGTGTCGCGATTAAGATGAACAACCAAAACATTCAAAATCAGTATTTGTTGGTTTTGGTGGTAAGTTCATTGTCGAGTAATCAACTTGTGGCACCTCAACCTTTTTAGGTTTTTCTCTTTTACTCATGTCAAGTGCCAAATGTTTCGCTCCCGTTGAGATAGCTTTGGTTCTTACATAATAACAAAGAGTCTTTAAACCTTTTTCCCAAGAGTGGAAGTGTGATGATGTAATTTTAGATAGGGTTGGGTTACCCATATAGATATTCATTGACTGTGATTGGTCGATGAATGGTGCTCTATCGGCAGCCATATCAATTAATTGTTTCTGTGAAATCTCCCAAATAGTTTTATACTTAGGTATTAAGTGTTCAATTCTTTTTACTTTTTTCAAATAATTTTTGTCTTCAGAATCTAAGTAATTATTAAAATTAATATTTTGAATCGACCCTTCATTTAAGATAATTTCATTTTTTAAATCTTCAGACCAAATACCAATCTTTTCAAAATCATTGATGAGGTATTTGTTAACAATCATAATTTCTCCGCCAACAACTCGTCTATTAAATATTGCCGAGTGTGCTGGTTCTGTCATTTCATATGAACCTGTTATTTTCGCTGAAGAGGCAACTGGCATCTGTGCGGTAAATAATGAATTACATATACCATAGTCAGAAACACTTTTCTTTAGTTTGTTCCAATCCCACATTCCTGAAAGTTCTGTTTCATTAACTCCCCACATATCGAATTGGAAAATACCTTTTGACATTGGTGAATCTTTAAAGAATGAATATGATTCATATTTACCGTTCATACATAACTCATTACTTTCTGTAATCGCAGCGTAATAGATAGTTTCAAAAATATCTTTATTTAATTTTTTAGCTTCATCAGATGTGAAAGTATAGTCCATTAAATAAAATACGTCAGCCAAACCTTGTGTTCCAATAGCGATTGCTCGTTGTTCTAACCCACCTTTTAATCCTTTTTCGGTTGAGTAATTATTAATGTCGATAACTTTGTTTAGTCCCTTAACGACTTTACGTGTTTCTTCATATAATAAATTGAAATTAAACTCACCATCTTTAACAAAGTTTTTCAATACCATAGATGATAAAGTACAAATCGCAGTAGTCTTTTCATCGGTATATTGGTAAATCTCATTACACAAGTTAGATTGTTTAATTACACCAATATTTTGGTGGTTAGTCTTTCTATTTGCATTGTCCTTAGAACATAGATAAGGAACTCCCGTTTCTACTTGTGACTCAACAATTTTAGACCATATGTCTTGTGCTTTAACTTTTTTACCAAGACCCATACTTACTGCGGTGTTATATACTTCTTCGTATTCTTCGCCATAACATTCTTGTAAACCTTTTAATCCCGCCTTTTTAATATCATTAGGACAGAACAAATACCATTCAGCATTATTTTTAACAGCCTTCATAAAATTGTCAGGAATCCAAAGTGCCGTAAATAAATCACGAGCTCTCAATTCTTCGGCGCCTGTGTTCTTTTTAATATCTAATAAATCAAAGATGTCTTTGTGCCATGGTTCAAGATAGATAGCAGCACTACCCGGTCTACGTCCTTGCTGATTAAAGAATCTAAGTGATTCATTAACAATCTTTAAGTATTTTAAAAGTCCACCCGCATAACCACCTGAAGTTGATATTCTACTTTCTTTACTACGGATGTTTGACATTGAAAGTCCGATACCCGCGGCATCTGAAGAGAACGTTGAAATGTCTCTTAGAGTTCCTAACAAACCTTCTCTTGAATCCGAGTCGTTATAATGTAATACACAAGATGCTAATTGTGGCACTTTAGTACCTGAGTTAATCATGATTGGTGTTGCCTTAGAAATAAGTTGATTTGATAAAGAAGTATAATATTCTTTAGCCTGTTCCAACGTTTCTGTAACCCACAATGCAACTCTCATATACATATGTTGTGGTCTTTCAATAACCTGACCTGTTGGTCTTTTTAACAAATACATTTCTTGTAATGACCTCCAAGCAAAATAATCAAAGTTATAATCATTTTCATGTCTTATAATCGCATCGATGTTTTCTTCACCATATTGATTTATTTTATTCATCAATTCTTCATGAACTACACCATCTCCGTATAATACTTTCATAGTATCACAAAAACTATCTGAAGTTTCTTTATGGTAAGATGAAATAGCAACAGATGAAGCAAGTCTTGAATAGTCGTGATGACTTCCGGTATACGCCGCAGCAATTTCATAAATCAACTTATCCAACTCTTTAGTTGTGACTTTACCTTCTGTTGGTACAGAAGTAATAACTTTGATGAAAATCTCATCAGAGTTAACGTTTAATCCTTTTGCGGAACGCTTTACTCGGTTGTAAATTTTTTGTGGGTTAAAGGCCACAAGGTCTCCGTCTCTTTTAATTATTTTTAATGACATGTTATAAAATTTAAAAATCGTCTGTGAATGCTATAGTTTCGTTTAACTTCGCTTTTTGGTATTCCATCGTTCTAGATTCAAAGAAATTACCTTTAGTTTCAACCGCAATTTGTTCCATGAACTTAAACGGTTGTTCTACATTAAATTCTTTACTACATCCGAATTTAAGTAAGAGACCATCAACAACAAACTCCAAATATTGTTTCATCAAGTTTGAATTCATACCGATTAAAGATACCGGTAAGGATTCAGTGATGAATTCTTTTTCGATTTCTAAAGCCGATAATAAAATCTCTTTAATTCTTTTTTCAGATGGTTTTTCTTCCAAGTGGTTATTCAGCAAGTGAATTGCAAAATCACAATGTAAGTTTTCATCTTTAAAGATAAGTGAGTTAGCATTACATAGTCCTTGCATAATTCCTCTTGATTTCATCCAGAAAATAGAACAGAATGAACCTGAAAAGAAGATACCTTCAACAGCCGCAAACGCAACCAATCTTTCTGCGAATGATGCATTTTCAATCCATTCTAATGCCCATTTAGCTTTCTTTTGAACCGCAGGTAGTCTATCAATCGCATTGAAACACTCGTCCTTTTCTTTAGCGTTTGAGATGTATGTATCAATCAATAATGAATACATTAATGAGTGAATGTTTTCCATAGCCAATTGGATTCCGTAGAAAAACTTAGCTTCAGGATACTGTACTTCACGATAGAAGTTTTCGGCCAAGTTTTCATTTACAATACCATCTGAAGCCGCAAAAAATGATAATACGTTCTTAATAAAGTATTTTTCATTGTCTGTTAGATTTTCCCAATCTCTGATGTCATTGGTTAAATCTACTTCCTCTGCCGTCCAAAATGCGGCTTGGTGTTGTTTGTAAAATTCCCATATATCGTTGTGTTCAATAGGGAAGATGACGAACCGACCAGGATTTTCTGTTAATATTTTTTCCATAATTTTTTAATTAATTTAAGATTGTTGTTCTTTTTGCTTTTTCTTTTCTAAAAGCTCTTTGATTCTATTTCTGTTTCTATCTTCTTTCTGTTCTTCTAAACCTAAGAAAGTAACACTTTGTTCTGTATCTATTTCAAGCATTGCATTGTCAAATTTACAATTTTCAAACACAATACCGTCTTTTCCGATTCTTGATTTTGTAATCGCTATGGTTGCCAAGTTCATTTCTTTTTGTTGTAATGATTTAGCAATCGTAATGATTACGTGACCAACTTGAGCCTTTTTAATTGACCCCCCCATTTGGTCTGTGGTTACGACATCTGATGAAATCGAATTACGATTTCCTTGTGTTGCCGTCCATCCTGCGATATCCAATTCGTGACACATCGCCTCAAATGCTCTCATAACCGAACCTTCACTTTTCCACTCATCTGCCAACATTTTATCAGGAACTACACAATCAATGTAGTCTAAGATAATCATATCTACTTTATTACCCTCAGCAATCATTTTTCTAACCTGATTTTTAATCTGATTCATAGTTACTGTATCTGAAGGTAACTTTTTCATTATCAATTTATTTTTTCTTGTAGATTGGATGTGTCTTACTTTTTCAATAACATCTTCTCTATTTTCTGTTAAATCGTCAGGGTGAATTCCAGTCCAAAGAGTGATGTGTTTTCTTTGGATAATTTTAGGATTGTCTTCAAAAAATATTTGTAAAACATTGTATCCCAAATTAAACGCGTGGTTTGCAATCTTTGTCGTAAATGTAGACTTACCAACCCCTGTAGGTGCTAATATAACACCAATTTCTCCTTTTGCCAAACCTCCACGAAGAAGATTGTCAATACCGGGAATTCCAATTGGAACTGGATGTCTATAGTCGTCATCTAAAACCTCTTCAAGGTTAAAGAAAACGTCGGTTGTTCCTTTATCGACCTCACCAACCTGTAACGCTCCTCTTACCATTTCTTCTAAGTGGTCATAACTTTCAAACTCACCTTTATCAATGATTGATTGAGCCTTTGTCATAACCTTCTGTAATTCTTGTTGTTTACAGAATTTTAATGACTTCTCTTGAACAAAGATTGAACCTTCATCAGATACGTCTTTTACTTGTTGTAGTGTGTCCAAAACACTCTTCTGAGCCATTGTAGAGGATATTTCTGACTTTGTTAGTTGTTCTAAAGTATCAAATGTAGGAGTATGTTCATATTTTGAATAATACTCCTTAATCATTTGACAAATGATACGAAAATACTGGTTATCAAAGTAATGTGGGTCAATGACTTCGAGAATCGAATTTGAGAAATCCTTGTATACTATGATGTTATTTAACAACTGAATTTGAAAGGTATTTCCTAAGTATCCGAAGCTTTTTTTGTCTGACATATTATATGATTTTTTTATTTTTGTATATGATAAATATGATTAAACTAACGAATAGTTTAAGTAATTGTAAGATAAATTTTTAGCTGAAAAAATGTCAGTAAGCTCTCTTAATATGTTTTTTATGGATGGCCTTACGTCCAGCGTATATCTTACCTTCGGTGGGTATAATTTAGCGTCGATGATATGGTGACAAATTGTCTCATTACCTACCCTTAAAATAATGTTAAATCTTTCAGGACCATCAGTATTAGATGTCTCTAACACATTTGAGTCCTCCTCAATTTGAAATCTATTTTCCAACATATAAACAACACACTTATTTCTAAGTTTGGTTTGTAAATCGGTTTTTAGTTCGAACATGTAGCTCATCAACTCTACACTACTTTTTGCTTTTGGGTTAAACCCTTTGACATTAAAGAATCTTTGAACCACAAAATTATCATTTAATGTGATAAGGAATTCAACTTTAGTTACGTCATTTTGTTCTTTCATAATTTTACTTTTTGTTTTTGAATTTTGACTTTTCTTTTCTTGTTAACTTTAAAAACGGTTTTAAAAAATAAGTCCAATTATCATCTGTTTTTGGTAGGTATTTAAATATCCCGTCTTCCATCATCATACGAATTAGGTTTTTATATCCCCTACCATCAGGGTCTAATGATTCTGAATAATACGCATCAACTAATTCTTTACCTTTTTGATTTATAAGTGGTTGACTTAAATCAACAAGTTTTCTGTTTATCACATAATACTCATCACCAAATACACCCTCTTTTGTTTTTCCAGACAAAAGATTTTGTAATGATTTGTTGTCCTTATTTTCTTTAAGGAGTTCTTCCCCTTTAGATAAAATATCGGATAACTCAACCTCTTTTTCAAGTAGCTCAGGAAAAAACTTAAATAAAGTCTTTTCACCTAAATAAAAAATACCGTCGATGTTATCGGATGAATCACCTGTAAGGATTTTAATAGTTTTGACATTATAATGGGGAACTTCAAAATCGCTCATTTTGATTGTATCCCCATTCTTATAATATCTTTTTGTGGATGGTGAATAGATAGTTACCCTTTCAGAAATTAATTGTGTAAGGTCTCTATCACTCGAGAATATTGTTTTATCCTCGTCTTCAGAAATTTGGCAGTAATAAGCAATTAAATCATCAGCCTCTGAATGGTCAATTTCAACTTGTCTAACAAACATTTCTTCAAGGTATTGTTTAACTCGTTGTTTCTGACTTTCGTAAGAAGCTTGTTTGAACTCATTAGAATCGTTCCTACGGTTTAACTTATACTTGGGGTATATCAACCTTCTCTGTGATGAGTTCGTGTTGCTATCCCAAAATACAACAACTTTATTATAGTTGGTTTCTTCCAAGAACTTTCTTAAAGTATTCAAAAAGTGCCAAATCGCACCGATATGTTGTCCATTGTGAAAGTAATCTTTCACTCCGTGAAAACCAATTTTTATCAAATTGTTTCCATCAACCAATAAGGTTTTCGTCACTTTTTTCTTTTTTAATTATTACTACTCTACTTCTTCTCTTTCTGCTTTCAAATCAAAGTCACCATCAACTCCGATTATCTCTTTCCAATACTCAGCATGTTCTTTCTTATACTTTTCAATGGATGCTTTCTCCTCAGTTGTATCTTTACCAGGAAGAAAACCATGTGGTGTTACAATTATTCTTCCATCTTCAAACCCAAGTCCGTTGATGTGGTTTTTCATAACGGATACTTTTGTTCTTGATGCAAACTTAACCGTTCGCTTGTCTTTGGTTGCGGTAATCTTTGTCGTTCCCGCACCTTTTTGATTTCCAAATAAGAAAACCAAAGAAGAGTTTAACCAAATTGCTTCACCACCTTTTGCTTTAATTTTAGGTTGACCGAATGGATTATCAGGTAATTCAACCCACGGCTGATTTACGATGATTAAAGTATTTTCAAACTTAGAATCAGATTTACGTGAACCTGAAATACGTTGGTTAATACCCATACCAATCTTGTCTGCCAATGTAGAAGCGTTGTGTTGTTTACCACCTTTACCTTCATAAGTCATCTTACAAGGAACAGAACCAACTGAATCCCACAAGAAACATAATGAATAATCCAATTCACCTTTTTCTTGTGCATCTAACAAACTATTAATGTAATCTGTAATTTGTTCGATGTATTCAAAGTTGTTATTAAAGATAAAGAATCCGTCCCAATCAAGTTCACCCGTTTCAGTATCAACAACTTCTTCACATTCAAATCCCATTATCTTTGCATGTTCGAAAGACCATTTTTGTTCTGTAATAATAAACACAGGTAAAATACCTTTCTTTTGTGCATCGACAGCGGTTTTAACAAGTGCTGTTGTTTTTCCTGTATCGGAGTGACCCAATAACATATTTAAGTGTCCAATCGCAGGACCTGGTAAACCAACCGCATCTAAAAAATCAGAACCTAAATCAAAGAATCTTTGAGGTTTGTACTTTGCAGATGTAGAGAATTTTTTCTTTAGTGAACTAAAATCGTTCTTTTTAATAGCCATTATAGTTCGTAAATTTTAAAATTTGTTATAGTCTCCAACTTGTCTTTTGCGTCTGTAAGTTGTGTAACTAAATTATCCATTTCTTCGGTGTGTTGTGGGTGCTCTCCAATCCCAACAGGGTTTACAAAATAAACATAAAGTCTTGCTTCTGCATCTGCAATCTCTGCTTCATATTTTTTTATAAGAGCGTCTTTTAATTTTTCAGCTAAAAAAGGTTTCATTTTTTTTTGATTTTAAAAAACTTGGACACTTAGTCTGTCTGAGTGTCCAAGTTAAAGTTTAATTAGAATGGCAAATCTTCTGCCGGTTCTTCGTTTGCTTGTGGGTCAACAGGGGTTGGTGTTTCTTGTTTTGCTCCCCCAAGAGAAATGTCTGCAGTTTCACCGTAAACATATTTTTTAAGTTCAGATGACCACATTGGTGTCTCACCAACTGCAACCGCCTCTAAATACTCAACAGGTTTTTTAGAATATACATCATTCCATGTCAACTCATCTTCCAACCATCCACTCATGATTCCTTTATCTTCGTGAAGTAATGCTGGGTCGTCATACATAACCGTTTGAATTACGGTATACTCTTTTCCTTGTGGAGTTTTAGCTTTCTTAAGTTCGATGATTAGGTCACGTCCTTTTTCAGCGTCTGTGATATCACCTTTAGCTTTCCAAATAGGAAGGATTTTATCCAAAATACCTTCGTTTTTGTAATTGTGTTTGAATCTCCAAAATTTAACACCATCTTGTTCGTTGTCACGGTCAATTACTCTAACAATGTAGAATAAACGTGAACGGTATTGTGATGCCAATTCTTTGTCTTCTTTTTTACCCGTTTGGATAAGTTCGTTATAAACTTCTGTAAGTGGAGAACGTTCGTTGTCGTTTTTCTCAGGGTCGTATAATTTAACCCATTGTCCGTTAACTTGGATTTCGTGATACCAAACCTCAACAAATGGTGACGAACCATCTTTAGTTGGTAAGATACGAACTCTACGTTGTGCAGAAGTTTCGTTTTTCATTAAGATTGCCGAAAAATACTTCTTTAATCTGTCTTCTTGTGAGATACTTGTTCTCTGTGAACCACCTGGTTGTGCGTTCTTTTCGTACTGTGCTAGTACTGAATCTAATACTGAATTTGCCATAAATAAATTTTTAATTATTACTCTTTTATCTACAACAAATATAGGTGAATATTTAAGTTTGTCAAATAAAAAAAGGGGGCAGAACCCCCTCTTTTATTACATTATTTTTTTTATGTTTCTTACATATTATCTTCTTCCTTATCGTAAATATTAAATGTTTTTTTTACCTCGTTTGGGGAAAAGTTTTCAACTTCGTCAGATGTTAAAACATATTCATTTTTTCCAGTTTTTTCCATTTCTTCTTCTTTATCTTGGAAGAAATCTGTTAGTTTTTGATTATAAGGATAAGAATCTAAAGAACGTAACATTAATTTCTCTTCAGGTGTTTTCTCTCTATACTTATCAAATTTAGCTTCTAAGTCATTTATCTTAGACATGATTTGGTCCATGTTTTCTAATTTTGATGATAAGTCGTCTAATTTAGAAAACATATTATCCATAAACTCATCTTGTTTTTGTTGGATTTCTTGTTGTGAAGTTACAAGGTCAGTGATATCAATTTCCTCAGTTTCTTCATCTTGAGTTTTTTCACCTCCAACTTCCTCAACATCCGGGTCGTTTTCAACATCTACCGGTTCAGGAATTGCATCACCTGCCGGTGGAGTTTCGCCCGCTGGTGCGGCTTCTCCTGCCGGTGGAGCTATGTCTCCTGCCGGTGGAACACCACCTTCGGGTGCTCCCGCATCAGGAACCGGTGGAACATCACCTTCGGGTGCCGGAACTTCCGCCTGTTCATTTAAAATATAAGAATTAATTTGATTAAATCTTCTTAACTCTTCTAATATTTTTTTTTCTGTATTCATTTTGATTATTCTTTACCCGTTTAGTAATGTTTTAACCCCTTGTGGTGTTTCAACTTTTAATGTTCTATTTGTTTTAAGAGTATTGTCAACTCTTTCTATTAGTCCATCTTTCATTCTAATAGTATAACAATCCCCTGTGTCTAAATCACAAACTTCTTGGTAACCATTACCACTATCTTTTTTTGTAATTCTTGTATCTTTTTTAAGATAATCGTCTAAAAGTCCTTTCATATCCATAATTTGTTTTATATATAAATATATCGTTATTGTTAATTGTTAAAAAGTTCGTAGGCTTGGGTAAAAATTTCAACAGTTTGGTTGTATGATGGTAAAATATTTCCATCTTTATCAGTAAACGCTAGTTTTGTCTTATCCATAATTTCAGTTGCCGTTAATTCTGGTGGGCCAAAAGCAATTGGTGTTAACCAAGTGGTAAATGCTAATTGAAAAAGTGCCTTTCCATAACTTCTATTTAAATCGGTATCTACATTAATGGTAACTAATTCAGGAATCATATTAATTAAACTTAACATAAAAGAATTAACAAACTCAATGGATTTTTGTAATGTATTAAATTTAACCAATGATTTTGATTTATTGTTAATTAATACACACGATTGAGCGGTTATCAAACTTGGTAAATTACCCTTAAATACATTTCCAGTGTTAATTTCATATGGGTTATTATTTATACAATTGAATACCCCATCATTTAAAGTTGTAGATGGCATCACTTGTAATAAACCATACAACAATGACCTCATTCTGACATCATTAGTTACAGCCTTTATTAATGGAACCACCTCATCTTTAGTAAATGTAGTTTGTACTAAATCAACAAAAGGGATTGTTTTAAACATATCCTCAGGTGAACACTGATTTTGTGGACTTACTAATGTTGTTATCGTTGGGTTTTGACTTAATAATTTTTCGGATTCTAATACTTCGGGTTGTTTAGGTTTTTTGTCTTTAGCCGCAATTGCCTTTATTTCACTTAACACATCTTTATTTACGGATGCCAAAAGATTATCAACTTTAGGTAATGCGTATTTTGGTATTCTGGTACCTTTGAAATCGGTATCAAATCCACTTTCACTTATGTTATGATTTACTTCCGTTATCCAATAAGGACCATAAAACATTGGTACGTGTCTTAATATAAAATACATTGTCGGTTGTATCATAGCATTACCCATAGATGTTACCCCACAACTGTACGACCTAGATTTATAAATACTATATAAAGACTGTGATTGTTGCCCAACCTTATCACCAGCAACTGAACTACCCATATCGGCAAAAACTTGGAAAGATTCAGATGTATTTTTCATTTCAGACATATCTAAACTTAAACTTTTAAATATGTTTTGATTTCTAATTCCAAAATCAACTGCAAATCCAACAACTTTATTATTTAAAGAATAGTTTCCTTTAGGGTCAGAAACTCTTAGTGGGTTATCAGGAACTCTTAAATCAAAACTATCGTCTCCAAATCTATTAAACGTGTTTTCTTTTGGTTTTGGGTATTCAGAAGGATTCCCAATATATAAACATAAGAATTTAGGGCTTGATTTTGTGTAATCAACTTCAAGATATGTACCAAAAAGAGTATTACCTATTTCACTATCTTTTAATGGTTCTCCATTTTTTAAAGCCTCCTGTATACCATAAAAGTTTATGTAAGATGGCATTGCCATGAAAATAAAATAATTATCTTCTAATATACTACTTATCAAAGACATTAATGATTGGTTTTGATTTGTATCCAATCCTATTCGTTTTACTACCTTTTCAACATCAACGGTGTAACTATTACCTAAATCAGAGTTAGCCCTATCCATAAAAAGAAAATCTTCAAATAAAGTAACAGTTTTTAAATCAGACCCCGCAATCCATTTATCGTTAAATGTTTTTAGAGTATTATATAGTGAAAGTTTTGTTGCGTCCCCATTCATTGCGGTTTTTGGTAATCCATCATCTACTTCAATATTTTTTAATATAATATTAAGATTACTGAAAGTTTCATTAACCATTTTATCTTGCAAGTCATACCTATCTAACAAATAATTGTTAATATATGTTGTGAATTTATTTTTATCAAAACTCGAATCACTCCTTTTTTGTTCCACATACAACCTAATTAATGGATAAAGTAATTCTACATTAGTTTTTGTAAAATCAATATTGTTATCTATGAAAAAGTCAGCAACTAAAGATTTTTCAGTATTAGGTAAAGCTTGTGGTATAGGTACAAAGTTTGTTGGTTGTGTTGTTGTTTGCGTATTTTGGGGTGATGTAGAAACATTAGCAACTAAATCAATTTTATTATTTGTAAATCCACTCGGGTAATACTCAACAACCATAGTATAATTTGAAGGTGCGATATCTTGTACCGTACAAACAAATGAGAAGTTTGTTGTAAAATTATTTTCATAAGATGACGGAACTTCATTTGTTGAATCTTCAATATTAGTGTTTGGTTGGTAGAATTTAATAAACCCTACTTTAGTAGACGTACTAACATTAGGGTCACCCACTATTTGGTAAACTTGGTATTGTCCATTTGTTTTTGTAACATTTATATATTCACCTGCGGTCGTTCCTGTTGTAAATAAAGATGAAGAGTCACCTATAAATTTAATTTGTATCGATGGTGTATTCGCAGTGGGTGTTGGTACACTATACGATGGGAATACAGGGTCGACTTGTGTCGGGTAGTCAATATTTTCAATTGTTGAAAACCCTAAGTATTTTCTTAATGTCTTCCAAGCTTCGGTATTTTTAATAATACTTTCAATTAAAGTTACTGCAGAATTATCACCAGGTAAATTTGTTACCCGATAAGGGTTAAAAGTATATTTATCGGTGACTTGAAATTGTTGTAAATTAGAAAAAGAATCAAATAATTTTCTTTCATATTTTGTTGGGTTTCCAATTTTCAACACACAATCAAAATTTAAAAATTCTTTAAGTGATGAATACATACTAACTAATTGGTTTTCACCTAATTGGTTTCCGTCGACATTTTCATCTACCTGGTCAAAAAATGCATCTTGTAGACTAAATATTTTGGATATTTGCCCCTTTAAAAGTTTTAAGTTTGAATTTTTTAACCCACCAGGATTTGTATATGTACTTGTAATTGACTCATCATTTAAAATTAAATCTTTGGCGTTTGGTGTTAAACTACAAAAAGTTAAAAACTTTTGTTCCATTTTATCCAATAACTTAATATCAAATACATTAAAAATTTCATCTATTTTTGAATAGGTCGCATCATTATTAATTAAATCAAAATCATTTTGTAATGACTCATTTGTTTTTATCACTTTAAGATATTCTGTCGGTAATGGTTTTTTTATTAAGTTAGTATTGTAATAACCAAAATTCGACATCCCCCATATTGACCTAACCGAACCATTGTACATAGATTTGTTATCATAAATGTCTTCGGTGATTTTATTATCCTCATTAAAACATTCAAATATAGATTGGTCAAATGGAATACCCCCTGTTGACGGGTATAGAATAATTTTTTTATCTTGAGCGGCACCTGTTGTATTGGGAACTTCTCTATAGACATATAAATTATTTTTAGATAAAGACCTAATAGAGTTATTCGTATCAAACCCTTTTGGGTACGCATTAGATGCTTCTCCATTAATTCCAATACGAAGACCTTTTGTTTCACAAAGACCGGTATAGTTAGAACCGGTATATCCGGTTATTAAATCTTTTCCATTAACATAATACTCAATTGAGTTAATGACTTCCGGATAAAACCCAACATTAAATAAATCAAGTCTGTCTGTTGGTACACTTATTAATGGGAACCCAGCTGGAAAACTAAGGTTCACATCTTGTAAACTAAATGTGAATGGTTCTTTATCATAATTTAAAACGGTATAGCTTCTATTTGTTGTTCCTGATGTCGGGTCGTATGCATTTTTATAATCAAAGTCTTTCCAAACATCATCTAAAATGTCTATTTTGTTTTCTATATAATTTTTATATCTATGCCAAATTGAACCGTATTTTAAAACCCAAGCATAAGGGACTTGGTGTATAGATGAAAACTTATTTAGTGATGATGCCAAATAATCTAAATCGGTTAATGTTTGGTCATCTGTAAAATCTTTAATTTTTTCTTTTGTAGTAATAAGTGGTAGTGAATTTAAAAACAAATATCCTAACGACACAAATGGATTTTTTTTAAATGCTTTTTGTTTTTTAACTCCATCTATAATTGAGTTAACAAAATATGGGGTATTCAATAATGATGTAGTCTGAATAAATGTTCCTATATTTCCACTATAGCTGTTACCATAATTTATGTATGATTCAGTTAAGTATAAATTTTTAGATTTTCTATTTTCAAAATAATTTTTAAGTGATAGCCTTGAATTGATTGGAGTAGGTCTTTCTGACGTTTCATTAGAAAGATAAGCTTGAGCAGTAGTATTAAAAACTGTGTTTTTCGTAAACAGTTTAATATTACTATAATTTTCAGAAGTTGTAACCCTACCAATTAATTTTTTATCTTCAATAAAAGAATATGTATTCGTTGTATTATTAAAATCTTCGTAAGTCCCGATAGATTCCCCATTAGCCATGTTATTTTTCAACCAAGTTAAATCGGTAAATGGGTATGTATCTAATGTGTTTTTTTCTGAAGTTTGGCTATCTTTTAAAAATTCTTTTACATTTTTTACTAAAGGTAAATCTGCCGATATTTTCTTAGATTCTGATGATATTGTATCTATAGAATATATTTCATTATCATTTTTTAACTCATTAATCAAATATTCAGTATTATAAAAATCTCTTATATACCTTTGCCAACTTTCACCTTGTCCGTCATTTGAAATCTGTTTCATGTATTCAACTAACTTAGTAAATGTGTATTTGAAATTTTTTAAATTCTGATTTATTGTAATATCTTCAGGAGCAATTAAACTTAAATTTAAACTCTCTATATCTCCAAAAAATTTATCCACTTGATTTTTGGTTGCCGCGTCTGTTGGTATATTTCCGTAGTGTGAACTTATAAAAGTTCTTTCAAATAATTCATAAAATATTTTAATAGCATTTAAATCTTGGTATGGTGCCTGTTTGAAGGGAAACTCAACAGTACTTGATGGTACGTATTTTGTAACGTCTGAAGGATTGTCATATGAGTAATTACTTGTTGGTTTTTCTTTTTCCAAACTAGCTTTAATATACGACTCAACAAAACCAACTTCAGGCCAAATTTTATAATCATACGCATTTGTCTGTTGAATGTATCTAGCGTCTCCAGGGTATTGTATTACATACAATTCTGAATTATTTTCTTGTTTTTCTAAAGTAAAATATAATGGCCAAGGATAAACAACATTATCACTATTAAGTTCCGTACTAGATTTTTGTAATGCTTTTTGAGCGTCAACTGAAAAGTTTTTATTTTCAGGAATAACAGCTAACAATCTATTTTTATTAGATTTTACGTTCCAAGCGTCTGTATGTGTTTCATCCATTAAACGATAGAACGCATCCGCACCGGCTAGTATAATTGCAAAAATATTTCTAATTGTTGGTTTAAACCCTAAACCTCCTGATGCCGGGCTTTTTAATTGTTGTTGTGCGTAAAATTTAGTTAATTCATCTTCAATGACTTTTTGTTTAGCCTCTAAACTCTTATTCATGGAGTCTAACTTATCTAAGTAAGAATTTTTTACATAGGTTCCATCACCAATAGTTTTATCACCAAAAACTAAATAATCTGGAGTATCTTCAACCCATTGCCCATTTTCATCTTGGACTTTAGTTTCAAAAACTGCAGTTAATGTTTCATCACTCAAAAATTTACGATACTCGTCACTATTTGTAGTTGATAGTTGTCTATTATACCTAGCAAAGTATGTGTCTCTAACATCTGTTTGATTTTTTTGCCAAATATTAAAATCTAATTTTTTAATAACGTCTTTTTGGTTTTTTATTAAAGTATTAATTTGATACTTAGCATTTGCATTTTCACCAAATGATGCGTTATTTTTTAAATTATTTGTATAATTTTCAATTCTTGCTTTAATCTTAGTTTTAAAATCTTCTCTTGATTGGAATGTAACATCTTTTCTAAAAGGGTAGTAGATTTCCCCACCGGCAACGTAGTAACTAGTTCTATCGCACACCGTTGATAACGCATACTCATAAACTTCTTTATTAAGTTTACTTAAGTTTTCAGAAAAATCTTGTAAATCATTTAATTTAGTAAAATCTTCTTGTTTAGTTAAATCCGCTTTTAGTGCTGTTTTATAATTTTCAACTTTTAAAACAAAATCCTCAATTGATAAATGTGGAAAGGTTTCAGGTAATAACCCTTTTCTTTTATATATTTTATAAACCTCATCTAACTTTTGTCTACCTTTATATGTGTTAAAAAAACTTTTATTACCATTGGGTTCTGTTACCGTTATTTGTGTGTTATACATTTTTGGTGCGTTAACAGCATACGCCAATGGAGTGTCAAAAAGTAATGCAGTAAATTTACCAATTAACTTTAATGAAATATTATAATTCCCACTATCAGCATCAAATGACGCATTAAAAGACATAAGAGATAATCTATATCTAACGGCCTTTCCGTAATAACCTTTAAGTGTTAAATAAAATAATGGGTATGGAAAATTAAAAAATGCAGAATATAAAGAATTTTCACCTTGTTCAAATAATGACCTTCCTTGTATGTCTACAAGTTCGATGTTAACTTCAGGGACACCAGTTCCTTTTATATTAACCTTAATTGATTTAATCCCTAATAATTGGGTGTCTTCGTATTTCCCAACAGAACGTTCAAATGTTTTTCTACCTTCAAAATTTACAACTTTTTCTTTGTTTTGATTAATTGCAACACCTTGTCTTGAACCTTCACCGGTTAATTGGTTGGACCAACTAGTGTCAAAATCAGACTTCCCTCTTGGTTTTAAAAAATTAATTTTTAAATCTTCTTCACCCCCAAAAATAGTTGCAATGGTTGTATTAACTACAGGGTCGGTAAAACTTTGACCTATAGCTAATTTTGTTCTAGGTATAATAAAAGTTTCTAAATTGGCGTAATAAACCAAATCTTCATGGTCAACCAATCGTTCTTCATTCTTTCCTTCTGAATTATAGACTTCATTAGGATTAACAATAACTATATTATCGTATTCGGTTTCAATAAATATTTTTTTATTTTGTCTTTGTCTAACGGCCATAATAGAAAATGTGTGTATCTAAAGCCGCTTTATAATCTTGTAGTGATGCGGTTAATGGGAAAGGTATAATTAAAATTGTTC